ACTTTTTCACCGGCAGCCGACCGAGCCTGCATGGTCAAACCCAGTGCAGCGATCTCGGCATCGATGTCCTTCAGGGCTTTTTCGGCATTAGCACGCATCACCGTGGGTGACTTGTTCAGTGCTTCCACGGCGTACTCAGGAACAGCCCGGCCTTGACGAGCCGCAGCCTGGATTCCAATCTGAGCACGGTTGATCTTGTCTTGGGACGGAGCAAAACTGGCCGCAATCTCAGCCCGACGACGAGCAAGCTCCTCGATACCGCCCAGCTTGTTGAGTGCCACGAAGTCAGCACGCAAACCGTTCGCCACATCGTTGGTGGTGATGTCGAACGGGGTGAAGCTGCCGATGGTACCTTCCACAGTTAAAGCCGCTTGAGCTGGAGTGAGATAGCTTCCCTCCTCTTTAGCGAGCTTCTGTTGGTATTGGATACGTTGAATCACGTCTTCCGTACCCCAATTCGGACCCCAACCCGTAGTGACCTGCGGATTCTTGGCCAAGAACTGGCGAGCAATGTCCGTGATATTGCTGCCCGTATACTCGTTCTTCGCCAACGCCTCAGCAGCGTGAGATGCACCATCGTACGCACTCAGTTGAGCAGCTTCCTGTGCTTTCAGGGCACTGGCCTGTTCAGTGAGCGCAGCGGCATGTTCGGTGTACGAGCGCCCACTCGGACTCACCGCATTCAACTGAGCCAGCGTTGGTTTGGCTCCAGCAATACCGGCCTGGTACGTCGGGTTGAGCTCCACAGCGTAGTGAGACGGGAGACCAGCTGCTTCCACAAACTCAGTGGCTTTTCGTTGGCTGCCAGCAGGATCTGCAGCCAATCCCTCTTCCGACTGCGCCCAAGAAAACATCTGTCCCCGAGCGATATCGAGCTTTTTCTGCAGTTCCAGAGCGTACTGATCTCGCTGTGCTGCGCCTGATCGAAGGGCGTAGTCTCGCTGTTTCTGCTGTGCATCGTTGATGAGCTCGAGGGCTTTGACACCGCCAGACGTTTTGAAGAACGGATCGTTGTAATCCACCTTTGGAGTGCGTCCAGCAAAGATGTCCGTGATTGCAGGACCAGCAAATGCCGCCGCTGCCCGGTTGTCCTTGATGTTCTGAAGGTTCTCTTCACCAAGACTCTTCTGCACCTTGGCTGCAGCCAAAGCCTGATCCGATACTGCATTGGCTCGGAGCGTCTGGTCACGAGCCTGAGCTGCCTTGCTGACAGCGAGAGCATCAATACTCCAATCCTGCGGAATAGCTGCAGCTGCAGCCGCTGGATCATCACTGGCCATGATTCCAGCAATAGCTTGATTCGTGGCCTCTGTACGCGCTGCGTTGCGTACGTCCATACCCAACTTGCCCACGTCTGCGAGGGCCTGCGTAATCGAGTTTCCGGCAGCCTGAGAGGCTGCCAGAGCTGCTGCCTGGTTTGGGGCAGCCACATCCTGCCAAGTAATTGGTCGGGCCATGATTAGCCTCCCGTCGGCAGCAGCGCAGCATTCAGAGCAGCCTGCCGCTCTTCCTCAGTGGCGTAGCTGCGACCAGCGATGCGATCGCGAATCTGGGTGTTGTACGCCGAGGTTTGGTTGGCCAGATTCGTTTCGAAGGCCCGCTTGTTCAGGTTGAACGCATCTTTTGCCAGTCCAAGCTGTTTGATGCCGAGGTAGACATCACCCAGCTTGGACAAACCCTGAATGCCGGCAGAGAACAGAGGCATGTTGGCACCGAAGTAGTTCAAACCCTTCGCCTGACCAGGACCAGCACCCCAGGGCGTATAGCGAAACGGATTCGGGGCCTGTGTAGCGCTGCCACCAGCATAGCCACCAAGCGCAGCCAGCCTGGACATGTCGAAGCCGGGAGCCGTTCCACCGGGAACTTCCAGACCAGGGATGTTCGCACCCCAGTTGTCCATGGCCCCGCCGTCGTCAACGAGGTTGCCGTTTGCATCGAGTCGGTAAGCCATGTGGAAGTTCCTCCAAAGAATACAGGTAGATTGGGCTATGGTAGCCGCGGAGTCAATGTCAACTCAACCATGTCATGAATAGGCGTAAACAACCGACCTGTTAAGCCATCAACCAGAGTGAGTGTCCTTCCGAGGAATTCTTCCATACTCTCAGGATGAGGCAACAATGCCTGCTGAGTGAAGGTCAAATCCGGGAACATTTCCTTCATCAAGTCTTCGACCTGTTTCAGTGGATTGTCTTCACCAGTGGCATAGTCCTGCCAGGTTTTGATTTCGTTCTGGAGGGCCACATATTCATACTCGGTGTATGCCGACATGGCTGACAAGATGTAGGAGCCACTCCTCAGCACTGTGTCTGCAAGAGTGGAAGGAGGAATCGCCGGCATTCCAGGAAGCTGTCCAGCACCGTACGACAGTGCGATGGTGACGGCGATCTGAACTATCGCACCCCATGCCGCACCCCAGTGCTCAGCTGCCCACTTTCCCGCTTCCTTGGCTACGAAAGAAATACCAACGTAAACCGCCGCAGCGATCAGTGCCGTGATCAGTGCTGCAACAGCTGCAGCTAATGTTGCTCCTAGAACAAGGACGAGTGCAGCATTGAAGTAAGCAAATAATCCACTCACAAATCCCGATAGAGTTCCTGCTGAGAAATAGATGACCACCGCGGAAATGATCACCAGAACCACCTTGAAGATTCCGGTCTCGTACCATTTCTGCTTTCGTGCCACATAGCAGTTGAGCATCAGATGAAAAGCTTCCTGAGCCAACTGCAATCGGTCTCGAGCTCCCATCGAGATGAGGATCCCGTAATCCAAGGGAACAATGAACCCGGTGCCAAAGTCGCCTTCGGGATCATTGAATATGTCCCACACACCACTCTGCACACTGTGCCCCTTGTACACGTAGTTCTCGTGCCACAAGCCAACAATGCAAAGCTCTGCGTAGGTAGTGCTGGTCAAACGCTTTCGGAGATAGAACTTGGTGACATCGTATATCTCCTTTTTAATCATTCGAGAGACGAACCAACTCTCAACAAGTTCTTGAGGACCACACTCATGCTCATATTCGTCAGTGAGCGTACCTGTCTTCACTTCATACGTCATGTATCTCCATGCGATCTCCATGTCCACGGAGTTGGCTTGGTTGTCAGGATCGTAGATGCGGAAGCTCTGAGCGGGACAGTTTTCAGCCAGTTGCCGCTTTGTATTCGGATTCGCAGGACGTGCAGCCTTCGAGTACCAATCATCATAGGCGGGTTTGTTGTTTGGATGCACGTTGTACAGGTTGAGGAAGTAGTTGAAGAAATACTGCTTCGCTGCCTGTGTCGTCGACGCAAGAATCACACCTGGTTGAATAAAGGCGTAGTCGATATCCACCTGATCGGCGTTTTCCTTGATCTTGTCCATGATAGTTTGAATGTCAATCTTCATTCGATCGCCATATTGCTTCGACGTTCGCCAAGCAGAGCTCGTCTTCCAGTCACTGCCAGTGAACCGGTTATCATTCAGGTAAACATTGTTCTTCTTCAACACGATCGCAGGAAAAGTGCCGCTTTCCTTAGTGAGCAACTGCCGCAGATATAAATTCAAACGAGGATCCGTACCGCCGTAGCGATACGTGAAAGTGATCTGTGGACTTCCATCCAATGTGTAATCAGCCAGCACTCGAGGTACACGCTGCTCATGTCCTTCGAAGATTGAAGCCGGATACCACTCGTCCACTTCAACCACAGAATCGTCCGGATTGGTGAAGACAAGGTGATAGTTCACATCTGTGCCATGCACAGCTTCTTCAGTCCAATCATAAAAAGGACCACTCATCACAACACTAGCACCTACCTGCACATCGCCATTGGCTGACAGGGTTTCATCGTTGTCGAAGTCGTAGTCCCAATCTGCCATCACCTGATTCTGTGCGACAGAAAGAAAGTCATCGTCGTATTTGACCGTCACTGAAAGGATATCAACGACATTGGACGGGTATGTTTTGCTAAGATTCTCTTTCAAGAGGAGCTCGAGCGCTCGATCATCTTTTTCGTTGTACGCAGTCGGCAGCCCCTTTGGCATGCCGGCATAGTATTTCGTTCGAGCGTAACTGAAGCCCTGAGCAAGCTTCACACCCACACCATCCAGAATGCTTGCACGAATAGCCCCAGGAACCGATCGGTGTTGCAGGCCAGCAGTGATTACATTGGCCTTCACCACATCAGGGATAGCGTCGCCAGTCTCACCCATTGGGTAGATGACACTGGCGACACTGATGATCGTCTTACGGCTGAAGAGACCCATTAGCTTTGCTGTCCTGGGGTGTTCCAGTTGGTATCCGAGGACGGTGCACCCGTTCCAGGCGTATCTGCACCAACCATTGCGTTCGGCAAGCCGAGACCGTTCAGGTAAGTGTTCATCGCCATCATCAGGTTTCCAGCCAGCGGGCCAGGGCTCTGCACCGAGTCATCGAGTGCCTTCGCCGAGGTCCACAGGTCAGCCACCAGCTTGACGCCCTTGTTCTTGCCGTCCTGCTCGTAGCTTTCGATCTGTTGGTTGTACAGATCCTTCTGCACACCGATGATGCCAGCCACAGGCGTGGTGTCGGAGTTGGTGTCATGCGTCTGTGCACGCTGCACATTCGTCTGAGCTTCCAACAGACCCTGCTGTGCCTGCTGCGTGGTGATCTGTTCCGACTTGAGGGCCAGATCTTTCTCAGCCATACCACCAATAGTTCCGCCACCAGGCAGAGTGCTATGGGTCTGGATGTACGCCGCATCGTACTGAGCCTGGTTCACAGCTTCAGTCGTTTCCTGACTGTTGATCTGCTGCAGCGCCGAGACGAGAGCCAGCTTCGCATTCGCATACGTGGCTTGTGCCGTGGTTGCATTCACCTGAGCAGTGAAAGCATCGGCCTGAGCCTTGTAAGCAACGAGCTTCGCAGTTTGAATCTCGGCATTGAGCTTCGCACGCTCGAGCCAAGCATTCTGCGCTTGAATCTGGACAAGCTTTGCCTGCCAGAAGGAGTTCTGGGAAGCCAGCAGGAACTGAACCGCTTGCGGGAATGCCGTCTCGATGGCAGCCACGTACACCTTGGCCACATCACTCTGGGTGATGACGCCTTTGTTGTACTGACTTTCGATGTGAGCATTCAGTGCCGACATGATTCGGTCGAACACACCATCACCGGCTACTGCGCCGCTGGTGAGCTCATCGATCGTCGGGATTACGATCTCTTCGGTGAGATCGGTCGGCAGCGCATCCGGAACTTCGATATCGATGACCGGAGACGGAGGAAAATCTGGAAGAGCAGGAGCGTCGACGATCAGCCCATTGAATAGGGTTGCTGCTTCACTGATGGCTTCCGCTGGTGTAGTCAGATCAATTGCCATGATGGCACCTCATCAAATGAAAAGGGCGGAGATCGTTTGATCTCCGCCCGGATAGTAGCAGAACCGGCTTACTTCGCCAGCTCGTTGCCCAGGGCCTGAGCCTTGGCCAGAGCAGCCAGCTCATCTGGCGTCGGCAGAGGATGTTCCTGAATGGCGTACTTCTGGATCCACTGAGTCTGCAGACGTTCCTGACCACCGGGAACCGGGATCATGGAGCTTCTGCAAAACTGCTGCGCCTTCAGATGATCCACCAGAATACGGGGCATGTACCACTTGTGGCCGAACGGGATCACCTTGGTGATCTGGCCCAGCTTCCGGTTGCCCACACTCACCGTCACAGCGGTAACCGAGGCATCAGCCGGATCCATCGAAGTGATGGTGATCGGAATGAGAGACAGAGCTTCCTTCAGTTCACGGGCTTCCTTCTGTGCCGGCGTTTCCTGAGACTGAGACGGTGCGATCACATCGTTGGCATTGGCATTCAGGTGAGCATCGATCAGTTTCTGGATGGTTTCCGCCTTCATGGCGGGATGGTAGTCCAGACCCAGCTCGGTAGCTTTGGCGCGGACTGATTCAAGATCAAGTGTAATCATGTGGATTGACCTTCTTTGACATAAAAGAAAAGGGCGCTACCTGTTAAGGTAGCGCCCAGCTTAACACCGGTGGTTAGACCGGAGCAACACCGCGGAGCAGACCGATCCAGTCGCTGCGCTCGATGAGCGTCGCATAGTAGAACTGAATCGAAGCCACACCCTTGTTGCCGTACGGGTTGTCGAGCGTCACCGACTGCGGACCCGGAGCCTTGATCACGAGGTTGAACTTCGGAGCCTCGGGCGAGTTCGTCTGGAACCCGATCGAGGTGTAGCTCTCACCCGCAACCGCGAGGCAGTTGTACACGCTGTACTTACCACCGACCGCGTGATAGCCGGGGTTGGTACCGACTGCCGCACCGTCGTCAGCGTGGACGAACATTTCCTGGTTCACGATCACACGGAAGCCGCCGACCGCACCGATTTCACCTTCGAGCACCGTGGTCTGGGAAGCGTACTTCTCGACCGGGGTGAACATCTCGGTGTCGTTGCTGTTGACCATGTCCATGAAGGTCGTCTGGAGCTCAGGCGGGATGAACAGTGCACGAGCACCATTGACCGTCGCCGTGTCGACCAGGGTCGAACCCTTCAAGATCGTGAAGCGCTTCGGAGCGCGATTCGTATCCAGCGCGATGCTCAGGCGGATGACATCATCGTAGTTGATGATCGCAGCGCCAGCACCTTCAGCCGTGACCGTGTCGAGGTTCGTCGCCGAACCCGCATAACGAATCACGCCCGCACCGTTCACGAGGTCCAGCTGCAGAAGACCTTCCTTCAGCTGCTCGGCACCCTTCACGAGCTCGTCCGTGAAATGGCTCTGCATCTTCAGGTCGCTGTCAAACTGCATCGACTCGTCCGTCCAGTCAGCGAAGAAGCCGACGCGGGTGAGAGTCGCAGAAACCGACGTACGGGTGATGCCGACGCGATTCACGCGATCCGCACCTTCCGACACGTACGGAATCTTGCTCGTGACGAGACCGAAGTCGCGGCTCGAGCCATACAGGTTGCCGTAACCCGGATTCGAACCCGAAGCACCCGTCAGAGCCGCGCCAGAAGCGTCGATACCCTGGAGGTTCGTGTTCAGATCCGACAGAAGCGGGTAGTACCGATACTTCGTGAAGGTCTTGCCGTAACCAGCGGGCTGGTTCTGCGTGCTCGACAGCTTCGAGAAGTGCGAATACTTCACAGCTTCGATGATTGCCTTGCGGTTCAGGTGCTTGACGATTTCCTGAGAGCCGATATCCGACGGAGTGCCCGGAGGGGCATTGTATTCCATAGCCATGATTGGTTACCTCTCTGCATCAACTCATGTGTTGAAAGTCTTCTTGAAAAACGTTTCGAATTCCGCATCCGTCATGTTGTTCGTCGGCGGCAACGCAGGCTTCTGAGACGCACTTGACGTACGAGTCGGAGCTGCAGCTGCTGCTTTCTTACCGTTGGCGGGTGCGGCGGGAGTCACAACTTTCTGGGCGACAGGAGTTGGTGTGGAGGGGGTTTCAACCGGTTTCGGGTTGAAGGCTCCAGCCTGCATCATCTGCTGCCCTACGCGGGTGTACGACTGGAGGAACGGCTCATTGACTGGAATGGCTCCAGTCACTTTCTGCCGGTCGACCTGAGCCTTGATGGCGTCGTATCGTCCCGATTCCTTCTGCTGGGTCAGGAGTTCCAGCACTTCGGGGTTCTTGTAAACCTCCGCTTTGCTGGCCTGGTCCCAAGCGCGTGCGTCTTGTAGAACCGCAGTTCCGTGTGCCGTCTCGGTGAGATCCATAATCACCGACTGGAACCGAACCTGCTCTTCCGTGACGCTATGATCCGAAGGGGCGTAGGTGCTTGCCTCGGCAGAGTCCAAAGTTAATGGATCCAACTTGGCTGAGTCAAGGAGTTTCTTGATAGCCCCCGGTTTCCCCTGTTGAGCGTCGATGAGCAAGCTCAACTTAGCTTGATCCAGGAGACCATTGTTTCTGAGCATCTCAACGTATTTGAGATCAGCCTGAACCTTGTTCATCTTGTTGTGGAACCCGACGCCCTTCTGAATCAGGGACACCGCTTCATCCACAGTGTTCAGCGTGATGTCCTGACCACCAGCACGAATGGGCTGACCGAACAGCCGCTGGTGAATGGCCTTGTAATCAGGCTCACTCGGCGTTTCTGCAGCTGCAGGAGTCTCAGCCGCTGCCGGTTCCTGTGACGGTTCACCAGCAGCAGCAGGGGCAGGAGTTTCAGTGGGTTGCGCAGCCGGAGGAGTTTCCTCTGCCGGTGTTTCTGCCGGTGTCTCGACAACGGGAGCAGCAGGCGTCTCAGCGGCAGGTGCAGCGGGGGTATCGTCCACCGGAGCTGCGGGAGTTTCCGATTCTTTGGGAACCAGGGAATTGTCCCGACCAGCAATCAGGGAGTCGACTTCGGCCAAAAAGGCGTCATCAGTAAGGGTAGGCATTAGCGTCCATCCTGTTGAAGTTCTTGATAATTGAGCAGGTCAACCTGGGCTTGTTCCCCATCAGCGAGAACCATGTCCAGGTAATTCTTGAAGGTAGCAGCCGCCTTCAGAAACGA